GGATTAAGGGTTGAATGGACCACCAGGACTGTTTTCATTAAACAGAAAACAAAAATGGTACGACAGTTTGGTGGCACGATATCAGGATGGAATACGAGTAGTGCGTCTTCGTTCTTTAATACTGAGAAAATTTATTGTCGGCGTGACGTTTTACCGTTACGACCTTCTTTAAATCTTCCTAGTTTAAAGGACCCAACGTCTGCTCTCCATATTGCTAATGCTACCGCCCTTTTAGTTCAACTTTCAAAGAGGTAACAATTATGCCCGCTTTCGCGAGTATTGTGTTAAAAGACTCTGCCGCTGCGAATGTCACATTTGCGCCATTGAGCCTAGATTCAAACGGTGTTGCTAAGTATGTTGGAACGGCCTCGGATTCTGCTACCGTTGGTAGCATTTCGAGTTTCGATTCCAAACGCTTTGCTTCATCGAGTGTTTCTATGCCCAAGAATGGCTCCAAGGTGGTTCGCATTAAGCAGAAGGTCGGCGTTCCGGTCTTTACGGCCGTAGCACCGTTTACCAAAATCGGAGATGCGATCTGCAATATCGAATTCGTCGTTCCTGTCGATGCCGGACAGGGCGATTTAACCGATCTTGTAGCGCATGTGAAAGATATGGCTGCTTTGTCTCTCACTTCCGATGCGGTAACAGCTTTCCAACCCGTATACTAAGTATACGGCAAGGTAAGCTCCTTGTCCCCTTAGTTATAACTAGGAGATTTTCTTATGTCTTTAGACAAAGATCTGCAAGATGTATCCATCCTCAGCTTCTATGAAGCACTATCTTGTCCTCGCTCCCTGACCTGCTGGCTTATGTATGTTCATGGTGAACATACGCAGCTGGCAGATCTTGTATGGGACCCACTGTGTTACAACACAGCCCAAACGGCGGCGGATAGTCTCGCTGCGACGAAGTTCTTATCTAAAAGTGAATTTCTGAAGACCGGAAACGATCTGAAGAAAAACGCCCTTGATAAGTTCCTAGAAGCAGAGGCTCAGTGTCGAATAACCAATGCTTCTCTTTTAGGTCGTGAAGATAAGGATATTGAGCTTTTTAAGCTTAGTAACCTAACTCGTGACTTTATTGAGAGGATTCTTGGTGAACTCGATGCTGAAAGCTTTATTGATGCGTGCAATTGGGGTCCTGGCGCAACGACTAGTATCCGTCGTCGCGACAGTTGCTTCCCGCATAAGTTCGCGTCTGAGACGCGAATAACAAAAGTCTGCTACGACCTTGTCTCTCCTTGGTTTGAATCTGCCTATCCAAATTGGAAGGTAGATTTTCAGATTGAAGACTGTTCACGGATCGTCACCGTTCCGAAGAATGCGAAGACTGATAGAACCATC